GGTCTTTTTGGTTTGCGTCAGTTCAAAAAATCTGATCTAAGCTTACTTAGAGGACTTTTTGAAGGCAACAGCGCCGGCAGCAGCGGCGGCGCTCACCGCGCCGATTGCTGCCCCAGCGCCTTTCAGAATTCCACCAAACTTACTGAGTTTTCCACCGGAATCGTCTGCCGCGTCTCCAAGTTCGGAGACATTGCGGCGAGCCTCTCCTGCGGCGTCACCCAGCTCACCGGTTGCGTTCTCAGCTTGCTGGGCGCTGCGGGCCATTTCAATGAAACGGCTTTTCACGTTCTGGATGGCGTTGCCCAGCCCGTTCTTGATGGTCGAGATTGGGTGGGCAAACTTGTTCCCGATTTCAGACGCGCTGGACGCTACACTGCTGACAAACCCCTTGGCCTGTCCAGTGACATAGCTGAACGCCCCGCCTACGCCGGAGCGCAGGGAGGACGAGAAGCTGTTGCCGCTGTCGATGCCATCGAGAAATGAACTGCGGAAGGCCGAACCAACGGAACGGGCCTGTGTCTGAACACCGCCGAGGCTGCTCGTGACGTTTCTGATGTTCGATTCAGCCTGAGACGTATCTGCATCAATGTTGATTGTGCTGCCGCCCAGACCGCCGAGGTTGCTCGTGATGTTTCGTATGCTCGCCTCAGCTTGGGAGGTGTTGGCCTCAACATTGATGCTATATGTTAGGCTGCGGGCCTCATCCACGGTTCATCCCTCCCTTCGGTCAGTCTTTTTTGCTCCACTCGGTCTGCCAGAGGATGCGGGCCTGTTCAGCCTCTGCGAAGTCGAACAGGTCCATAGCCTTCAGCTCTGAGTAGCTGATGCCGCTCATGCAAAAGACCATCCTCCACAGACGCTCATTGTTACGCGCACGGCGCTCTGCGGTCTTAGGATTTATTTCGCTCCGCAAGAAAGTTCTCGATCTCGCGCACCAGTTCACTCGGTGTAGCGAGATCATCCTGCTCGTCGAAGTATTTCAGGCCGCCCTTGGCTACCTCAGCCGGTGCGGTGACGCAGCCCTTGATAAGAGCGTCTACATACTTCGCGGTGTTCTTTCTGCCGTTGGCGGGGTTGATGTACAGGTCGGTCAGGTTGGAGTACCAAGAGTAGGTCACGCTCTGAAGCTGATAGTCAGTGCCGCCCACGGTTACGGTTTTTGTACGGGCCATAAGGTCGTGTCCTCCTTCTCGCGCGCACGCGCGCGTATAATTTGCGCGGATTAGGCGAATTAGGGACGTGTGTTTTCCTCTAATTTCTCTAATTCCTCTATTTTTAGGTGTATTTAGTTATCAATGTTCCAATGTTCCATTTGATAGATAAAACCTGAAAAAAGTGAGTAATATCAAGGGTTTTCGCGTTTTTGCAAGTGGAACATTGGGTGGAACATCGACGGAACAACGGAACATTGAGGGTGGAACATTGGGTGGAACATTGCTCGACTTTGCGCCCTGACTTTCGACTTTCGTGTCTAAATCACGACTTTAATTCAAATGTTCCAGTCAATGTTCCACCTGTGTTCCGCTATGGGCAGGTCAATACAGGCCCCATTCCGCGAAAGCCTCAAAGCCTCCGACGGACTGAATGTGCTGGCGGGCAATCTCCACGATTTCCTCGTAGGGCTTGCCGTCGATGGTGTCATCACCGATAGCGCAGCACAGCTCGACAGGCTCGCCGGTCTCCTGCGCCTTCAGGAAGGCGTAGATGTTGACGGACACGTCCGCTTTGGACAGGTCCTTGCCGTGCAGCCCGCCACCGGTGACGGAATCAGCCATATCAGAGCCGAGCTTGCGGTTGGTCGCGCCGGTGTCCACATCGGTGCCGCCGGTCCAGTCGCCCAGCGGATTGATTTCCGCTGTCGGGTACAGCCTCTGGATGTCTGCCTTGGCAGCGTTGCTCTGGCAGATGATGAGCCGGTTGTCATCGAGGATGTACTTGCCGTCAAACGGATGGGCGGCGTAGATGTCGCGGGCAATCGCGGCGAGCGTCTTCTGCTCATCCGTGAGAGGGACACCCTTGAAAATGCCGTTGTCGCCGCAGCGGAACCCCTCACTCTGGTTGTCAGCGAGGTGGGCGTCCTGCGGCACGATGGTCAGGTCAATCTGGATGAGGCCAGCGATGCGCCTGATGGCGTTGTGGATGGCCCTGACCGCCTCCGGCATAAGCAGCGGAGCAGAGGTCTCAACAATGACGTGACACACGCCATGCCCGATGAGGACCTCCACCGCGATCTTCGGGTCAGGCTGGACCTGATATGCGATGTCCACGATAGCGCCGGCGATGCGGTCGGCAATCTTGTCCGGGTGGGACGGGTTTACTTTCTCAATCATGAATAGCCTCCTAACTGCCCAGCTTAGTTACTGAGCATGATGTCAGGAATCAGGAAGATGATGGTAACATCTGCCGCTTCCTTCGCTCTCGCCCTGTCGGGCAGCTTGGACACCATGACATTCTGCGCGAAGAACATAGAGCCGCTGTCATTGGCATCCGTGATGGCGAGGTTTGCCATCACATTGCGCTCCGCGCACTGTTCGAGGAAGGCTACATCGGGAGAATCCTGCTGAAGCGTGATGGTCAGCTTGCCGGCCTTGTTCGCGTTCAGGATATAGGTGCTGTCGCCCTTCACACCCTTCTTCAGTGTGACATTATCCTCGTCACGGGCGAGGGTGAACATACTGTCACCGAACATACGGAGCTGCCGGTTGTTGTAGGTGATATTCACCTTCATGGGGTCATAAGTCTGCAACATGGTTTCTCACTCCTTCCTTACAGCGACACACGGAGGACGCCTTTGGTCTTTACCTGATGCACAGCGCCGGACAGCAGGGCCTCCCACGTGATGTCGGGCATCACACGGTTGCGGCGCTGCTCCTCGGTGCTATCCGCATACTTCGGGATGTTGATGGTGAACACACCGGCGCGGGTCTCCGCGTCTCTGGCAATGATGTTGTGGTCCTCGTCCGCAGCCTCGGCCAGAGCCTGGGCAGGAGCGGTAGCGATAAGGCCGAACCCGTCATCGCCGTAGTTGATGTTGGCGTTTTCCAGCAGCATATCGTAGAGCAGATCGCGCATCCGCTTGGCAATCCAGTCCGCGCCGAGCACGATGTCGATGAACTCACCGTCAAGGCAGGTTCCGTCTTTGACGTACTGCCGCTTGTACTCCTCCGTCAAATAGTTGACGTGATTTTCCAGCAGCGCATCCCGCTCGCCCTCCGTGAGCTTGGGCAGGGAGATGAGCTTCTCGCCCTCGCTGGTATCGGCGTTTCCGTCCTGCGGACGCTTGAACTTCCACGTCACGGACTTCGGATAGAAGGGGCCGACGTTGCCGGTGTAGGAGGCGTCAGGCTCCTCACTCAGATACTGCTCATCGGTGTAGATGACAGCAGCGCGGGAGGTCACGCTGGCGAACTTCTTGTTGCTGGTCTGGCCCATGTAGAACTTCCGGTGGTCCTCGACACCGGCCCCCAGTTCAGCCTCGGACGGCTCGCTGGCCTCCGCGAACTTGGCAAGGGCGATGACGTACTCGTCCTCGTCCCGGTCAGTCAGCAGGTAGTACCAGTCGTTGTCAACATCGGACTGGAACTGCTTGATGGCGTTGATGAGGTTGTCGGCGGCGCTCACCGTGTCCGTGCCATTCACGAACTCAGCGGTTGCCTCGACAGCCACAGGGACGCCCAGAAGCTCGTCCTCAAAGACATCCACCATCTCAGGGATAGTGTCTGCCTCGCCGCCCTCGGTGGCTGTGTAGCGCACCACGGCCCCCTCAACGGTGGCGGTGTAGGTCTTGCCGCCCTTGGTAAAGCTGGTGTCAGCGAACAGGGCAGCGAGCTGGTCTGCGGTGGTGACTTCGGCATCCGTGGTGATTTCCACGACCGCATTGTCATCCCCGCCGAGCCTGACCCACAGGTCCTTGCTGGCAGCGATGGAGGGTTCTCCTGCGAACGTCACGGCAAAGGACGCCGTGGTCGCGGGGGACGCACTGGGCGGGTTAAAGCTCACAATCTTGAACTTGTCCAAAAGGGTTTCCGCAAGGGTGGTCTTGCCCTGATTGAACAGGGTGGTCGCCTTGCGGACGATTTTCGCGTTGGGGCAAGGGCCGTCAGGCCCGTAGACCGCTTCGACGCTCGCTACATCTCGGTACGTATCAACCGGGTATTCGCCGGTGGTAGACACGAGCAGGATGTCGAGGCTTTCCTTCTCGGTGGGCAGCGCGTCCCGCTGCACCACGACGATTACGTCTTTTGCCATAAGGCGTTCCTCCTTCTTAGGTTTTGATGTCTCCCGGGGTGGCTCCCGGACGCAGCACAGTGGTGGTCGGCACTTCATCAGTCCGCACATAGGAAATGCGAATGTCGAACCCATAGCGGCGAACGGAATCCTCCACAAGAAAACTGGTGCGATTTGTGACAGCGCCCACGTTGCTGATAACGATGTCTCCGTGCTCCGTCGAAAGGCTGCGCCCGTTCAACAGGAAAAAGCCGTGGGCTTTCTCGCACAGCGACAGCGCCTCGTCTTCTCCGAAGACGTAACCGTCATCAGTATCACGGTTCATGCTGCAAAAGGTGAAGGACAGGGTGGCTGATACCGGTTCAGAACGAACCAGCTTGAACTCATCGCCTTCACTCACCACCTCCCGCAGCCCGAACCAGTGGTCAGAAATGCGCGGAGCCAAAACGCTGTAGTAGCAGTACGGGAACTCCGGCATATCTGCGATTTGCTCGGAGAGGTTGACCGGATACCCGAGGTGGGCTTCCAGCCCCGCTACAATCGCGTTCCGCGCTTGTTCAAATGTCATGCCTTCTTCACCCCTTCCACAAGATAGCGGTGCATCGGGTGGATGGAGTTGTGGGACAGTTCTTGCTTGACGGTGTACTGCTGACCGTCGTATGTGTCGAGGATGATTTGCCCAGGCTCAATGTCCACGGGGTCATCCGTATAAAGTTTCTGAGAGTTCTGCGTGTACGACCCTTCCGGCAACTGTTTCCAGTCCAGATTAGACAGCGGCATCACCACGCCCAAGAAGGACGTAACCGTTTCTTCAACTGGCTTGGACTGCCCACCGGGGCCGCGCACGTAGGTACGCTTTATGACCGTCAGGGTGTGCAGCAACGCCCTCGGAAGTCTCGGAGTGTTATAGAACATAGATCATTCCTCCACTTTGTAGGCGATGCGATCCCGGATGTGCGTACCGGTTTCATACAGCGTGGTGTGCTGCGTCTTCTTGGAAAAGTTGGACGGTGGCTTGACCCGGTTATCGTCGATGAAGTTCTGCACCATCTGCGCTGCCTGAGCGCCGATGGCGTTTGCAGCGGCTGTCGCAGACGCCCTCCCATCAATCACCTTGTTCACCTGTTCGGAGACAAGGGAACCGAGCTTCTCCCGGTCAGCGTCAAAGCTGGCGCGGAGGAAAGAGCGTTCCGGCATCTTTTCAGTGCCGTACTCATGGATTTGAGCGACCTTCAGGACTTCGGAATCCACTTCGCCAACGATGCCGACCACAATCTTCTTGCTGGACATTTCCTCGCAGGCGGATTTCAACCGTAGGAAGTCCGAGAGGATGGCATCAATATTCGGCATATCAATACCTCCTGTACAGGTTGATGAGCTGTTTCCACGATTCCGGGATGGACTTGTCGAAGTTCCAAGTCACGTCCGAGATGGAGAACGAAGACAGGCCCTGAGAGCCGTTCTGCAAGTTGGTGTAGATTTGCGACACCATATCCCATAGCAGCCCTTCAAGGTCCGAAGGTAAGGTCTGAGGGTCATCAGCTGTAGCATCTTTCGGCAGGACATAACCAGCCGTGTAGCTAACCTCGATGACCCTCATGGGCGCTACGATATCGTAGGCCAGACCCCTTCGATACCCGGCCTTTAGCCATCCCTTGTCTCGGTAGATGACCCCGATTTCTCCGGTCTGAGCGTAGTCGTAGGTTTCCGGGTCAACAATCTTGCCCTCCTGCTTGACGTACTCGACGCTGATGATGGGGTACTCCAACAAGACGAGTTCCTGCTGGCCGTCTGCGTCATACCACTGGTGGTACGAGTGTCGGCCTAAATGCCTGCCGATTTGCCGCTCGATCCACGATGAAGCTCTGTTAATCAGCAGCGTGATAATCTCATCCGTTCTCTCGTCTTCGATGTCTGCAAGACCCAGCATCAGCTTCATCCGGTCGAGGGTCGTTAATGCGTTATCTGCAAGCATATAGACCTCCTATGCGGACAGGCGGCGATTACTTCTCGCCGCCCGTTTCCGTCTTCTTCACTTCCGGTTTCTTGACCTCCGGCGCGGGAGCCGCAGCCGGGGTCTTTGTGGCGCTGGGACCGGCAGCCTTGTTGCTGGTCGGACCCACAGGCTTATAAATCCTCGGCATGGTACGGCCCTCCTTACACGGGCTGGACGTGCTTGTCGCCCAGCACAACGGCCAGCGTGGTGCTGGTAGCAGCAGCGCCGGACGCGGTGATTTTCACGTAGTTCTTCAGACCGAGCAGGTCGATGTCGATATTCACGACGTCGCCCACTTCCAGCTCCTCGGTGGTGAAGGTGCCGCCTTCGGTCTGCTTCTCGGGGAAGACCAGCTTGTCTGTGACGGCCTCGTAGGAGCTGTTATCATCACTGTGAGTGATGGTCAGGGTCAGCGCGCCAGCAGTGCCGATGACCGCGCCGATGACACCGGACAGAAACCCGGTCCTGTCGAGGGCTGCGCCGGAAGTATAGGGCTGAACCTTGACGTTCTGAATCAGTTCTCTTTTCATCTTAGGCTACCTCCTGTTTTGATTAGACAGGAACAGCGACCTTGGTCGCCACAGCGAAGCTCTCGTCGTGACGGAGGCCGGTGTCCACGTTGTTGATGGCACGAATCAGGGTCTGGTCGTTCTCAAAAGCAGAGACCAGATTGCCAGCATCATCAGTCCACGCACCCTCGCGGCTGGTCTCGATTTCGAGAGCGCCCTGCTCGCCGATCACGAGGTCATTCCAGTTGCCAAAGATGATGGAGGTCTTGCCGCTGGCAGTTTCCAGCAGGTTGGTGGTGCGGTAGGGGTAGCCCGCCAGAGTGCCGTTCTCGTTCATCTCCTGAGCGAAGATGAAGCCACCCACGTTATCGCGCAGGGACTTGAAGAACTGCTCCACGCTGGTGTTGAACACAAAGCCCAGACCGTCGGCGTAGACGTTGTTCTTCAGAACAGAGGCGATGAGGTAGTTGGGGAAAGCGGCGGTCAGGACGCCGGCGGAGCTGGCATACATCTCATCCAGCGCGGTGACGTCGATGTTCTGAACGCCCTTGTTCTTGGTGATGCCCAGAGGCTGGAACTCGCCGCCGGTGCCGTTCAGAGCGCCCCAGTCCACGCCCAGAGCCATCTGCTTGGTCACGTCCTGACCGACGATGACGTCATTGTCAAAGTTAGTGGAGCGCAGCAGGTCGTTGCTCATGGGGATGAGCGCGGTCAGCTTCTTCGCAGACAGCTTCAGGTTGCCAAACTTGGGTGCGCTCTTGGGGATGGCGCGGTTCTCACCGGTGAACATGGCGCGGGAGCCGGTCTTGATTTTGGGGATGTTCAGGTTGCCGTTCGCCATACCGAGCCGACGAGCGCCGAGGCTGTAGATGACAGTCGCGGGGTACAGCAGCTCAATAATCTCGTTGGCGTACACCTCGGGGACCAGATAGCCGCCATCGGTGGGAGAAGTCACGGACAGAGCCTTGAACTCACGAGCCATCTCAGCGTCACCGAACTTGCGCTCGGCGGTGAAGGCAGCACGGTCGATGTCGCCGCCGGAGGCGTGGATGCACTTCACGGCGCGGCCAAACATACCGTAGGCAGCCTTGCGGCGCTCGGGAGCAGACATGGACGCGATGCGGGTTTTGAAGCCGCTGGCACCATTGCCGTCACGGGAGGCACCGGTGGAGAGGAACAGGCTTGCGTACTTGCGCTGGGGAGCTGCCTTGGGAGCGGAAGGACCGGTAGCGCTCTTGCCCTCTCTGGGAGAACCGGCGCTCTTGCCCTCTCTGGGAGAACCGGCGCTCTTACCGTCGCCGCAACCGGCTTTGCCCTCGTCACCGGTAGCCAACACGCCGGACAGGGCCTCCATAATCTTGCCGATGAGTTCATCATCGTCAAAGCCCTTGCCTTCGCCTTCGCCCTCGCCCTCACCGGCGGGAGCACCTTCGCCTTCACCCTTGCCTTCGCCGTCACCAGCGGGAGCGCCTTCGCCCTCACCGGCTGCGTTCATCTCGTCCAGCACGGTGGACAGTTCGGCAAGGATGTCATCGGCGGTGATGTCGTTCACGTTTTTGCCAGCCTCAGCAAACTTGGCGGTCAGGTTAGAGAACACCTTTGCAATCAGCTTGGCGAGCTGTTCTTGGGTCAGTTTCATGATTCGTTTACCTCCTGATAGTTTTAGGGGACAATCTCAAAAATGATGTCGGACGGTTTGGCCTTCTTAGATGCCTGTTTCGGCTTCTTCGGAGGCTGGGGTTTTTTCGGGGGTTGCGGATCGCCGCCCTCACCTTCGTCATCAAGATGGGCGGCAGGTTCCAACAGCGGACCGAGAATATCCACAAGCTCGCGGACAACTGCAATGAAGGGCTTCAGCGCATTGAGCCGAGAGCGGGTAATCTTACCAGCTTTTGCCTCAATCCGCAGCTCCTCTGCAAGCGACTTGACCTCATCAATTTTGGCTTGGTCATTCATCGCCCATGTGACGATGGAGACCTCCCACAGCTTGATTTCCTTCAAGTGCCGGATGCCGTTTTCCTCATCATAGTCAGCAGTGATCGCGTCATATCCAATCGAGAGTTCGTTCAAGACGCCATCTTTGAGCAGCGTCTTGATGTCCCGCCCTCTCTGCGTGTCGCTGATTTTGCCCCGGATATAGAGACCTTTTTCATCTTCACGCAGTTCGAGCGGTTTGCCGATTGGCAGGTCGCAGTCATTGTGCTGCGATAAAATCTTGATGCGGTCAAAATCCTCCCTGATGGTTTTGGAGAACGCGCCTCGTTCGATTACGTCCCTGCCGCTATCGACGTTGCCGAAAACGGCGGCGTAGCCTGAGAATTCTCCGCTTTCCTCGTTCGCGTCCTCCAACTGGAACACAAACGATTTGTACTCGTGTGTCGGGTTGTCCGACTTCTGACCATGAGCAGAAGTCCGTCTACCCATTCGTGCCATACGGATTTACCTCCTTTCCTCAGAGTTTAGGGCTTATCTTAAAAACCGCCGTAGGTGAGATAACACCGGCAGTTAATAAGCTGTTCTGCGCGTCCGTCTTCCGGGTCACGCGGGAAACGCAGACCATTGGAGAACCGCTGGTCAATGCCCACGGTCTCACCGTCCATCTCAACGTGGTCTGGGCGCGGGTTTTTCTGTGGTCTGTGGTGCCACGTCTTTGTGGCGGCACCGGCAGCTTTCATCATATCGAACTGGCCTGTGGAGAGGGCCGTCGAGGTTTCCTGCCGAGCAATGAGCTTGGCACGGGATTCCGTGCTGCCCATCTCAGACTGGATTTCCTTCTTCAGCTCGATCTGGCTCTTGCCCTCCGAGATACCGCGCGAGATGATGCGAGCGATATTGTCTCTGGTGGTCTGCTCGATGCCAACCACACGCTTACCGCCATTTACCTTGGCGGCAGACACGAACTCAGGCCGTTGGATTTCCACGAAGCCGTAGGCATCCCCAGCCACTGTCGCGCCGTCCTCATAGGCTGCTTTCCAGCATGGCGTGAGTAGCTGAATCAGCTTTCTGGCCTCGTCTGTCCAGTTGAGCAAGCCGGATGCAATCGCGTCCGTGAGCTTTAGCTGGTCATCCTCGGAGAGCATCGCCCACAGCTCAGGGCTGAACGTGCCATCCGGCAGCAAATACTCCTGCAACGGGAAGAACAGCGGATCATCGCCGTCAGCTTTGGCCGTTAGGCCAAGAGCTTTCGTGACCGCTGCCTGCTGGTCGGAGAAATGCTTGTTGACTGCGGTCAAGAAGCGCCGCTCATTTTTCAGAGCGGCTTGGTCTTCCTTCCGCAACATCGCGGAGATGTTCACCCGCCGGCGGGATTTGATGCCTTTCGCGTCTGGCATATCCACCGGCTGGATGATATCCTCTTGGAACATGGCTTGCGTGACCGCAGCAGGGTCATCGCTCTCGGTCAGGAACAGGTCGTTGATGGAGACCTTGAACACGTCGCCGCCCTTGGTGTCGGGAAGGTCAAGCAGCTCGCGGGCCTCGTTCTTCGTAATCAGCCCTGCATTGTAGGCGTCCAGCGCCTTGGCCTTGTTGAAGTCTTGGTCATAGGGAACCACCGGGTCAAAGCGCCACACCAGTCCATCTCCGAACATCGGGAGGAGCTGCTTGTTGATGGCCTCCTCACGTGCCTGAATCCGGGGTGTGAGCACGTTCTTGGCGTAAATGTACTGGGCTGCGTCTGCGGTGGCGCGGTTGCTGTTTTCGGTGATGCCCATGATTTCTCTCGGCACACCGAAGTGTTCCAGCACTGCGTCGCGCATGGCAATCCGGCTCTCGGTAAAGCCCAGCTCTCTGGTGTCACTCGACCCGAACGCCTTGACATCGACACTCCCGGTGAGGGCTGCTGCCTTGTGGCTGTTCTCTACGCCACGATGCTTCTGATTCCACCGGGCCATGAAAGCATCGCTCTGGTCTTTAGTGGCGTCTGGCATCAGGAACACAAGGGACGGCTCGGCGTCGTTGTAGAAGAACCGCTTTTGAAACTTTGCGGCGTACTCGTCGATCTCCACCTCATCTGCGATGCTCTCCGCGACGCCGAGGCCGCGCAAGAAGGGGTCGAGCGGGTTGAGCTGCTTCATCACGAACATATCGTCCACCGGCACGTCCATTGTCAGCCCGGACGGGGAAAGAATCTGGTACGTCGGACTTCCGAGGTACGGGGTCATCTTCACCCAGTACGGAGGCACGGGCCACAGCTCTACAGGCCGGCCATCATCATCCCGCTCGATGAGCAAAAAGCTCTCGCCCACCAGCAGGAGGTAGATTTCGTGCAGCCGCCAGATTGCCGAGCCTGTCATCTCGTAGAGCGGGTTCGGCTGGTCCATGAACCGGAGGAAGGGGTGACTGGTGATTTCCGTCTCCGTACCATCTGGTCCAACGCGCAGTAATTTGCCCCCGATGTTTGCGGTGTCGCTGGCAATCCTGTCCACGACGGCAAGCCGGGGGCTTTTCGAGAACATATTCAGCCATTCGGCTGTGTTCAAAGTTGGTGGTCTGCTCCAACGTGAGACGAAGCTGCCGGCCTTGTCCGTGTACTGCTCACGGACCCGGCGCTTTCCGATCTCGATGTTAAAAATCCTCATCTTGCACCTCGCTTAGAAGGAGAAGTGGAACTCCGACCTGCGTTCAAGCTCAGAGAAGGCGTCGCTGGTGGCGTCCACCATGTCTTTGAACTTGCTGGCCGGAAAGCTCTCCATCTGGGAAAAGTAACTTTCGTTCCAGTCTCCGACAACCACATCGAAGTTGCCGGCTTGCCACTGGGCGGCAACCGGCTCGGCTCTGGATTCCTTGCTGCCGCTGACCGGCTCAGTGCGAACACTGAAACCAGACAGCAAGCGGACGAAGCTCTGGGCTTGGTCCTTACCGGCTTGTCCGGGGTCTTGCGGGAGCCGCACCCGGACGTTGCCGTACTTCGCGTTGTCCACTTCGGCGGTGAGCTTTATCAAGGCCCGCACGTCGCTGGCAGACAGCCGCTTGTTGATGACGTCGATGATGACAAAACTGCCGTCGGCGCGTTTCCCCATCAGCACACCAGCGGTGTACGCGGGGTCGCCTTTTTCGGTCTCTGGTGACGCCGCAAGGTCCCACGCTCTGACGTAGGATGTGACATCGGCAGGGGCGCAGGGCAACATATTGCGTACCTGCGTCCGCTTGAAGTAGAGGCCGGCAGCTTGCTTGATTTTCCAGTTACCGTAGAGCAGACGTTCCCGCTCCACGGTAGGCAGCGCCTTTAGCGTTGCCAAGTACGAGGGGTCGCGCTGCATGAGCAGCTTGTTGTCCTGCAACGTACTGTTGATGAACGACACCGAGCGAGGCTCTGCTTTTTCTTCATCGGTAGTCAGATTGAACTGTTCCCACAGGTCCTGCTTTCTGTCGGCCCAATACACTTTTTCATCCCTGCGGATGAACCATCGAATTTTGCCGCATCGTTCTTCAATGGGGTAGCCGCTGTCTTGGTCAATCCACCAAGATATGAAGTTCGCTACCCAGCTATCAGCGTCAGGGTTGCAGGTCGCCCGGATATACGGCTTTACGCCGCACATCGAACGGTTACGGGACAGCATATAGAAAAAGACGCTCTCCGAAAAGTGCGTCAATTCGTCAAACATTATGAGCGGAATCTGTGAGCCTTGCCAGTCGTACTTGGTCGATTCCATCTCCAAGTGCGAGAACGTAATTGTGGCACCGCTTGGGAACACCCACATCGGCTTTGGGGATAGCTTCGGCGTAGCTCCAAGCAAGCTGTATATGTTGAAGCTCTCGGACCAGAGACCGCCGGGGCTTAGGATTTGCGGATTAGTGCGTCGGAAGGTTACGGCAGCAAACTGCTTGTTGCCGATGTGCCGTAGCGGTTCGAGCAGAAGTGCATAGCTCTTGCCGCCGCCCGCAGCCCCGCCGTAAATGCAGATGTCGGCAGAGCAAGCAAGGAACTTTTCCTGCTTGCCTTTCTGCGGTCGGAACACAACCTTCTCCACGCGCTACTCCACCTCCTCCTTTTCGGGGAGATATACCTGCACCTGCTGGAACTCCAAGGGCTTTCCATCAGCGCCGGTGACTTCGGTCTTAGATACATCTCGCCAGTGTTCGCGCTTTCGGTTTTTGAGCCAGAATATCTGGGCCGTAGTGCTCGGCGGGATGTAACGCTTTTTCGTTCTCAGGTCGCCCAGCTTGGTTGTGCCGTCCTTACTGACCTCGATTAAGCGTTCCTCTTCATCAACGAAGTAGCCCTGTGCTGACTGGTACAGGCTGCGCTCAATCTTGCTGTCAGCAATCTCTTTACCTTCGGCCAGCGCATTTGCGAAGGATTCATGCTCAATCTTCCATGAGCAAATCGTCTTCCGTGAGACGTGCATGGCCTCGGCAATCTCAGCGTCAGTAGCACCACGGATGGCGAGTGACCACGCCCAGTCATCGTGGAACTTCTGATTGTACACGACATTAGCCATCTAAAAAATCAGACCTCCTACTTACTGTCAAGGTACTGCTGGCAGAGCTGCGTGATGCCGCTGTACAACGCCTTAGCATCGAGCTGGCCGGAGCCTACCATCGTGTCCAAGGCTTTCTTGATGACCTTGGCGTCCTCGGCGGGGATTTTGGTCTTGCCAATCACCGTCTCGATTGGGACGTACCTCTTGTTATCCGTCGTTTCGACCCAGCCCTCCGAGCACTGCGTCACGTTGCGCTGGAAGATTTTCAGAATAAGCTCCACCGCCGTAGCCACATTCTTGACGTTGTAGGCAGCACCAACAGTTTCCTGCGCGTCCAGCCAAGCGTCGTAGTCGGCCATACGAGCCAGCCATACATCGCTGGACGATTTCGCGCGATCTTTCGCCTCGTCGATGACCTTCTTCGCAGCATCAAGCTCGTCCGGCAGGAACACCAGCGACAGGGTCTGAAAGGTCAGGTTAGCCTCCGAGATGCTGATGCTGGAAAACTTGTCGAGCAGCGCCAGCGTCTTGTCATCCAGGCCGCTGTACTGTTTCAGGCTCGTGTCCAGAATCTGCTCGTACAGAGCTTTCAGGGTGGCGGGGTCATCCTGACCGGCAATCGCGTTGTGGGAGAGCTGAATAGCAATCCGCTGCTCTTTACTGAGCGGGTCATCCGTGGCAAGGCAGGTGATGGTGGGCAGCCCCACCTCAATGGCAGCCCGCGTCCGGTGATTCCCGGACAGGCACAGCCAGCGGCCATCGTCATCCTTGCACAAGAACGGAGTGGAGGTGAGCTTACCATCCCGACGGATATTCTCGACCAGCCGGTTGAACTCCTCATGTTTCATGTACCGGGCGTTCGTTTCCAGCAGCTTTATTTCTCGCGGGTCGATTTCCAGCGTGAATACGTTCATCATTCGTCCTCCTTAGCACCAATCTGCGAGTGCTTCTTCTTCCAGATCTCCAACCCCTCAGCCAACGTCCACTGGCCCATAGGTGCACCGTAGTTGAGCTGGTAGCCAGAGTTGTAGTAGATTTTCGACATATCCGTTTCGTTCTCATCGACACCGGGGAGCTGCTTTTTGTTCAGGAGCTGGAACAGCCCACGATACTTCATACTCACAGGCCGCTTGGTAAAGGCTGTAGTCACGAGCGAACGGATGCGGTGGTTGGTTAAGCGTTCTGCGTATAGCTTTGATTCACGGCTTAGGGCCGCGTATAAGACGAGTTTGGCGAGGCGTTTATATTTGGTGGGGGCGATGGGAAAGTCGCTTAGAAGGTACATTGTGGGCGTCTCTATGTGCTTATCCCAGTTGGACAGAGTGGGAGAGGCTGAGAAGGCGTACACACCAATCAGCTTGTTGTCCACCAGCACCCCGAAGCTCGCAGTCTCGCTGCCGGGCTTGATATAGGGGTTCATGTACTGCGAACGCAGCGCCCGGAAATTCTCGCTTTTCAACGGAACAATCCGCATGGTGTCGCCGATGTCCTCGTCCTTCCCAAGCCTCTCCACCATCAGGCTCGCCACCTGCTGATGCGGGACGATGATGCGGGACTTCGGCGCTTTGGAGTACACATACAGCGGTACGCCCCTGTTCGTGGTCTGCGAGATGCCCATGAGGTAGTCCGAGAACTCCTCCAACTCGTCGTTGGTGCCGAACATGAAATAATCCCGCTCGGTCAGCTTACGGAACATCTCGAAGATTTTGTCCTTGTCAATCATGTCGTACTCCGGCGGGTCCCACGCGATGATGCCCTCGATGACCTTGAACATCTTCTCGTAGTCGCCGGAGTAGAACGGCGGGTAGCAGACGAAGCCTTGGTCTTTCGGCACGTCATCGACCCAGCCGATGACATCCCCCGCGTAAAAGCTGTCGAGGAACTGGCCGGCCTTCTCCAACTTCGTGCGGGTCTTATCGAACAGCTCCGGCCACTGGTCCTTATACGCCTCAATCATGCGGACGTAGTACGGGTTTGGCTTGGAGCCAAGGTACGTGCTCATCTTCGACAAGAGCAGCACACACGTTGCGATGTCCAAGTCGGTTTTCATATACTCCTGAATGAACTCCATCGGGCCTTCGTAGTTCTCGTTAAACCGGGCATTGAGCGGAGCGCCTGAGAAGTACCGACCGAGAAGGCAGGAGTAAATCGTCACGTCGTTCCCGTGCAGTCTGGCGTTGGTCACGCCCTTCAGCATACGCTCAATGGTGAAGTTGCCGGAGCATCCCACGTAAATGTCTGTGCATTTCCAATCGCGGATGCAGTCGCCCATGATTTGCTGAACGCTGTCTGGCAGCGAGCCGTGAAACATTCTCCTTCCTCCTTCTGTATGCAAAAGAAAAACCGCCAGCTTTGAACTGACGGTTTTTCCTGTCTATTCAAATGGAGCGGACTGCCTGAGTTGAACAGGCGTTTCGCTGCCGGGAGCAGCGGGTTCTGCCGTTGAACTAAGTCCGCATGAGCGGCAGGTGGAGCGATAGGCCATCCTGCCGTTTTCGAGAATCAGAACAGCGTGGTCTGCTCGACCGCTGCCTTCATCTTCGCTTTCGAGATTTTGGGTGTGGACGGGTCAGGCAATTCAGGAATCACCTCACCTGTTTTCTCGAACCACCACTTGGCAAACATCGTCCGGTGGCACCAGTCGCTCTCACCCTTTCGGACGTCCTCGTAGCACAAGAGCACGATGTCCTTGTCGGGCTGCTCGCAAGCTGCAAGCAACTGGCGAATATGCTGGACGCCGAAGTAATCCAGCCGACCACGGTATGCTGCCTCATACGCGGCCTTGTCGTTGTCGTACTTCCCATAGATGCCTTTCGGCATCAGCTCGCTGATGGCTCCCGCGATCTGGTAGCCGATGTTCCAGCGGGGACTTCCGACGGAAATGCGAATGGCCGTGTATTTCCCGGTCTTCAGCTCCGGGTTTGAGAATCTGCTTGTGTAAATCATCGTATCAGCACCTTTCTGTTTCAATCAGCGCCCCTGAAAATCAGGGCGTCGCTCGGCATCCGAGCGTTAAGGAGGACAATCCGAACCGAGGCAGATGCCGAGCGTGGTGCCTGATACAGACTTTACACGATACCATTTTAGCACCGCCTCTCTGACAGGTCAATGACAGCTTTGTGACACGAGCGTCACTGACGTGATTTCCGGGTTGTGCTCCTGCATCCATGCGCCCAGCGCGTACAGGACGGTCTCGCAGGAGACGGGCAGGGCGGGGTTAAACTCAACGCCCGCCATCCGCATGGCGCTCACTGCGGCAGTCACTTCACCGTCTACGCCATTTGCTCTCACGCGAACTACCTTCATCTGCTTGCCATGGTCAGAGTAGCTCTTGAACAGGGCGTGGGTGAGCGGGTTTCCCGCGCTCACAGAACTGCCTACGGAAAGCTCGGCCAGTGTGATTTTATACCCGCCGGGGACTTCTCCAATCAGCGTGTACGTGCTCACGTCGGTGACATACTGCGGAAGCGCAGTCGTTCCGTCATACGGCTGGGGCGCGTAGTTCTTAATCATCAGTCTCACATCCTTTTGTTTGGGTTGGTTTCTACTCTTATATTATACCACGATAGCGTGGTTCAGTCAAGTGAATTTCAGAAAATTATTCTGAAAAAATCACTTTTACTCGAATTGACTGGAAGACGTGCCGATGGCGTCGGCAACGTCTGCTTTGGTCGCGTTCTCAATCTCCACGGTGCGGTTCCCGTTCTCGAAGGTGTAAATCTTCACGTTCCGTGTGTTGCGGATAGCTTTGATCGCGTCCACCAGATACTTCAGCACGACAGCTACCAGCGTGGTGAACCCGAGCCAAATCCAGAAGCTCGAAAAGATAAATCTCAGCGCGTCCATCATTCTTCTTCCTCCAATTTCAGCCGAGCTTCAAGCTCGGTGATGCTCTGCAAAAACTCCATGCGGCAGGACAGCTCACTGTCCTCGACCGCCACACGGAGGCACTTCAGTGCATCCGCAATCGGCGTGTCAAAACTGTACTTTTGGAAGACCACGCCTCTCCGGTCCTCCGTGGTAAAAATCTCAAACGCATCGCCTTCACGGATGCCGAGGCTCCTGCGAACCTCTTTCGGAATAACAACCCTGCCGAGGTCATCAATCCGACGAACTTGTCCAGTTGCTTTCATCTCGCTGCTCCTCCTTTACAGCTCATACTCTTTGTGGTGGGCGGTCTTGCCCTTATACCGAACCGAGGGCTTGACCCAGACTGTCTTGCCGGACTTGTACCGGCGCAGGTGGCCTCTGACGTTGACCTCGTGCTCGGGCTTGGTGTACTTCCGTTTGGCCTGTTCAGGCTTCGGCAGGGCGTCAGCATCGAACTCAGCCAGCGTGTAGAATTGCCGGATGAGCGGCTGCACCCGCCGCGCTTTGTGACCTTTCTTCTTGGCCTTGGCTGGCCGATGCTCGACGCGCTGCTCGACCTCAATTACCTCGCGGTAGTAGGTCATGAACAGCATCAGCGCGTGGTACTTCAGCGCCTCTTTCTCCGGCGTCTTATCGTACCGGAGTACGAGGTCGAGCGCCAACCGCTTTGGCTCCGGCAGCTCCGGGGCTACCCGGCGGTTGGCAATGTCCATCTGCTCCGGGAGGTAGTCGAAAACGATGGACGCCGGAATATTCGGCTGGACCGTTGGATAAATCGCAATCTCCACCACACCGCGCGTGTTCTCGAACGTGAACTCAATCTGCTCCTCGCACAGTTCCACCACGCCGGATTCCATCGGCGCAAGGAACGGCTCGCGATCCAGCCAGTGTTTGTTCTCATAGTACCAGTCGAGAACCATCTTCATGCGAGCATTGCTCTTGACGATGATGCGGTCAGCAGTCTTGCGATTCATCGGTCAGCTCTCCTTTCTCAAAGGCTCTCCACAGGCTGGGCAGTAGTTTGGATAATCTGAGGCATCACAGTCTTCCAGCCACTCGTGTTGACAGTTCTGACAGACACACCGGCGATATTCAGCCGAACAATCCTTGATTCGCCCCACAATACCGTTTACCACCACACGGACTTCGTCACGGTATGCTTCATTCCACCGAACAAAGGCTATGTCTTTGAACTTCTGAAGGTGCTCAATAACGGAGTTTACATCGGCTACGCGCGCATCACCTTTCTTCGCATCGAGCTTAGGCTTCGGCACATAGTCGCTCGCCAGACTTCCGGGTTTGCAGTGCCAGTGCTTTTCACAGCACCACGGGACAGTCCCAATAACCGACGTGTAGTTGCGAATGCCAAACCTACACGTCGAGCAGATGTCGATTTGCTTCTGCATCTCACTTCACCTCCGCTACGAAGTCGTTGTTCTCATCGACCCAAATGCGCTTGCGCCCGAGCTTGGCGATACGTACCGCACCCGCCGGCGGCTGCACCGGCACAGGCGGCTCTGGCATCGGCATCCAATAGGCGACGTCCCGGTTGCCTTGCCACTCTGCCGGCCTAATCGCGCAGGGTGAGTAATACCGAGCGGTGGTCACTGCGCCGTTCTTCGTGCAGACGAGGTACGAACCCTCCTCCGTGGGCGGTTGCTTCTCGGCATCTACCCAGTCACAACGGAGGGCAGCGAGCGCAACGTCCAGTGCGTCATGCAACGGATTTATGTCCGCGTCAGACATATCGTCCGGCAGGTAATCCCACCATGCTCCACATTCGAGAACGTGCGCTGCCTCTTTCCGCGTCATACTCATGGTTCACACCTCGTAGACCTGCGGGTCCTCAGTGGCATCAACGCGGCGCACAATCACGGACGAGATGCCAAACGCTGCGCGGGCTTTCTCGGTCGCCTCCTCGATGCTGTCTGCGAGAATAACCAGCGTTTTGCCGCCCGTGTACATCCTGTGAGCGCGGTAGAGGTGCTTGGCGATAATCTTATAGGCACCCTCGTTACTCAGCTTAGGAGCGGGGGTTTTCCAGTTGGCGTACAGGGTATTCAGCGAGGTGTACGGGCAGACCTTCATGCGGTCTTCACTGTCATTCCAGCTCACCCAGATGTGGCCCTCCGCGCAGAACATCAACACGCGGTAGGTCTTGCCGTGGCGCAGCCCCATCGAGCCGTCCTTCCCGATGAACGTCATCTCCATCGGATTCACATACTGCCGTTCAACAATCATCTTCTCCGACCTCCTCATCAAGTGCATGGTGTGCTGCCATCTGCGACGGATAGCAGTCATCGAGATACACCACCGGCAAATCAGCGTCATAGTCCATGCAGGTGTCCCGGCGGTGGTAGTCAAGCAGATATTCCAAATCGCCGTGGTCGTTCACATACGGGGACAGAATTGCGTAGCCCGCAACTTCCGCGAGGAACACATACCCGCCGACCTCATGCGCTTCGCCATCTTCATCACGCTCGACAATCCAGACTTCCTGCCCCGGCTCAAAGTGCTTCTCTGACGCGAACGCCGTGGTCAAAATGCGGTTTACGGCGCTGCGGGAGAATCCACTCTCCATCCCGTAGTCAGGCCCGTAATCGGCCAGCACATCAGGGTCAGCGTTATCGAACGCGGCTTGCACCGCGTCTTTGGAAATCAGGCTCATAACTCAGTCCCTCCTGTTCGCATAGCGGATGACGATTCGAGCAGCTTGCCGCAGGGCGCGGGCCTGAACAGTCAACCAGTCCTCGCCCATCAGAGGCAGCTCGCCGTCATGGGTTTTCTTCTTCTCAGATTCGGTGCAGAGCCGCTCGCAGATGTCACCGTCGTAAACCTCCGCGCAGCCGCTATAGCTGTACTGCTCCCAGTTCTGAGCGCCGTTCAATAGGTCGGCCTCTGCGACCTTTCCGATGCGGACCGAATCATCGGTGATGCGCAACCGATCCACGTAGTCATCGAACAACTCAACCGCGTAGCCCTTGACGCCCTTGTCCCAAGCGGACCGGGCAGAGTGCGCGGAGATGTCCTTCTTGATGTCAGCAATACGTCTCTGCATAACTTACAGCCTCCTCTTTGCAGTCTTTGAAGTAGTCATCGGCGAAGTCGTGCAGGCAGTCCTCGTGGATGAGCTGCCCGTCGATGTTGTACACGGTCTCGCCCTCGTAAATCTCGCCGCCGCAGTAATCGCAGTAGGCGATGGGCTTTTCCTCGGGCGGTTCAAGCGGACGTTCCGGCAGATGCTCAAACATCTATGTCACATCCTTTCACTGCGGAGTGAGCGTAATCTTGCTACGCTCACGGTCTATCTTGAAGATAGTCGGCTTCTTGTCGCCCCATTGAATCCAGCCACTCGGCTCATCAGTCCGAACGATGCTCGCGGTCATTAGGCTCTCATCACGGTCCAAATAAACGCCGTCTTCTTCAAACTCCACCACAACGAGAACTTCCGATTCATCAAACTGCTCAATCTCAACGGCTTGCCACAGGATGTCCTCGGTGTTGATGTCCTCTTTCCGGTTGCCGGTTGCAACATAAACACTCGGCTCGTCATTAAACTTTCCCGCGATATTTTTCTCGTAAAACTCAAACGTAGCCTTTATCATTCGTCTCCCTCCAATCTGGTGCTCCACCGGGCGGTTTTCTCCCGAACAATACGCGCGATCTCCTCGCGGTCAAATCCGAGTACCGCCGCGCAGAGCAGGACATCAGCGAACTTCTCATTCAGATTGCGGGACGCATCACCAGTGGTCATCGGCGTTGGGTTGCTCTTGTCGAGCGTCCGGCGCATCTTCAGCGCAGCCTGCGCCAGCTCTGTGGCTTCCTCAGCCAAACCTGCCAGCAGCTCACAGCAGCCGAGCAGGGTATTGATACCGGTAATCTCAGCGCCCCAATCTTCAAGTGCCTTTTCGATGGGGCCGTCAGCCCGCATCGCGTAGTAGAGTTCTTGGAGCTTATCGGCGCACTCCTCGACGCCGTGGTCGCCATCACAGCGGATGCCGTAACGCTTTCTGTCGTAAATCGGGCAGCTTCCGCATCTGCTCATTTGTCCTCGGCCTCCTTCTGAACATCTGCCGCAACTTCCGGCTCGGGCAGCTCATCAAGCATTGCCAGAATGTGTGCGTGAGGGATTTTGTGCTTCAGTCCGTTAGTGATGAACTCACGCTCAGCACAGCCCTTCACCAGTTCATAGAAAGTCGAGAACTTCACGTCCACGCGGTCTTCAGCGGCGAACGCATCAAGAATTCCCATAGTCTTGTCCTCCTTTGCAAAATGAAAAAGGCCCGCATTTCTGCGGGCCTTTCGGCATATAGGCAAATTCAGCTAACTATCAAGATAGCCTGCCGGATTTGCCTATATAGACCCGCTACTTTTTGCCCTGCCATCATCAGGCCGGGTAGGGCAGCTCCCGGCGACGCCCCGCTGGGCGTTTCGGCTTCACGCCATATATTCAACTTCTCTTGCCGCCTGCATCTTGCTGGCAATGATGTCACCGCACTGCTCGATGTAATCGTCCAGCTCACGCCACTTCCGGTAGTTCGAGGTCAGCTTCTTCACTTGTTCCCACCGGTCAAGGCCGTCCAGAGACATCAGCCTATCGAACATCCACTCAGTCAGGACGGCATAAGCCACGAACTCATTCCCGCGCAGGTCATCCTGAAATGCTTTCTTTGTGAGGTTGGTGCTCGCCACACAGGTCGTGTTCTCGGAACCCTTGAAGTGTCCAATCGCTGCATACACATAACTCATTGTTCTGACCTCCCCCGTTTTCGTGGTTGGTGTGGTTTGTTTCATTGTCATCATTCTACCACGATAGCGTTGTTTTGTCAAGGGTTTTTAAGAAAAATTTTCGAGAAAGCACGCTTTTAGTGCAGAAACGACGCCAATAGTGTTACGCCGCAACCGAGCATCTTGTCACAATGGTCTGCTTTACGCCGTTCCGCTCGCTGTGGTCTTTCACCGTGGCCTTGATGGTTTCTCCACCGGTGGCGCTGCAAGGACGGGAAGCGTACCAGATGAAGATATTGCCGTCTACGTCCACCAGCTTGTATAGGTAGGTCACGCCCCACTGGTTGTCCCACGAGGTCAGCAGGTGAATGGTCTCCGTCTTCACTGTGATGCGCTCGCCAACCTCACCGACGTACTCCGAGTGCTTATCCGCAGTTTGCTGCGCGGTCTCACGGGCCTTGCGCTCCACATACCGCTGATGTGCGAGCGGGAGATAGGCCAGCCGTCCAACGTGGCTCATCTTCGCATAGCCGGACAGCACGAGCGGGATGCAGTTCTTCACGATGTCGCTCACAGCGTTCCAGTCAATATCGCCGGCACTCAGCAGCGCGTCCTGCTCATGGACCCACGCCATCACCTTATCTGCTTCGCGCAGCCCGCTTTCGCTCGGCACTTCATGCGCGGTAATGCGGTCCAACACAAACTCTTTGGTGCTGTTCGGCTCATCGCTTTTCCGATACCCGAACTCTCGAATCACGTCACAGGCGTGAGCCAAGATGTTCTGCACTTCGTACATCCGTGTCGGGCTGCGAGACACCCACACCGCCTCCGTGCAGTCCATCGTTGCTTCCGACAGGTCCTGAATCTCAGCCCACATAGCTGCCGTCACAGGAGAAATACCAGTGTACTCTTTCAGGCAGGAACTTCCCACCTGCCGAAGCTCGCCAGCCTCATTCTCAACAAGGAAGGTCACGCTGCGGAAGCGGTTCACACGGCAGTGGTCACAGTTGGACTTCGCGGTGTACCACTCCTGGCCGGCGTGATACCCGGCAAAGCCGGTCACGATGTTGCCTTTCTCGCCGTGCTCAATCTTCGCGCAGACTTTCCAGCCGTTAGCCTTTATGAGACCATCGCACTCGATCTCAAACTCAACACCCGCTACAGTGTGTCGGCTGACTTCATACAGAACACTTGGACAGGCAGGGTCAACGCCCATCACACGAACAACTGCCGGGATCTCATCGCTTTCAGTGTACGAGAACGGAACGCCATATCCAGCGGCTTTCTTCGCCAGCCGGTTGAGTTTCTTCCTTACGTCCTCTGCAAGCTCCGCATAAACCGTGACCTTCATCGCTGCGACCTCCTATGCTTGGTAGGTGATGTGTTTTTCACTATCATCATTCTACCACGCTATCGTGGTTTTGTCAATGGTTTTTCGGAAAAATTTTCGAGAAATATCACCGACAGTCGAGACACTGAGCATAAAAAGAACCCGCTTCACTCAGCGGGTTCCTTAGCATCTTGCTGTGTATCGCGCTCTATCGCCTCCGCAATAGCTCGCATGATGAAGCCATTCAAGCTCTCGCCGCGTTCTGCAACATGAGCACGGATGGCGTCAAGGTTCAGCTCGCTGTCATTCCGAATACGGAGCAGCACACGGGCGTATGCCTTCTTGTCATACCGCGCATTCGCGTCGATGTGAGCTTGCGTACTTTTCCTCTCCACGTCATCGCCTCCTTGTGGATATTATACCACATACCACGATGTCGTGTCAATACCATCAGGCTCCATACAGCTTAACCAAGACTTCCACGCCGACCTTTATCTCGCTCCTGACGTCCCGACCCATCTGTCTGTAGAAGTCAGGCCAGACCATGCACTCATACGCCAGACGCATCGCATTTCGTTCCTCCTGACCGAGGCCAAGCCGGAAGTCTTTTGCGATGCCGAGCGCCTTCCGATACTCACCGGCTGCTACGAGCCGTCGCACCGCATCTGACTTTTTCTCCGGCAATGCTGACAACCTCCTTACTTTTGCCTCACGCAGCTCTCCAAGCTGCGTGAGGCTTTTTTATGTTCTCATCCAGCCTTGACGAACCTGTCCAGCAGAGCATCATATAGCTCCTGCAAGACGCGGCACCGAGCTTCGACTTCGGCGAGCCGTGATTCCGGCATGGGGGGGGTCTCCTCACTTTCCTCGCTCACCGGCGCAAGCTGGATGCCCAGCGAGATAAGCATGGCGTTCTCAATCGCGGTCAGCTCGCTGTCAGACACATGGCCGCAGTAGTTCCCAAGCCGCTCCACCGACACCGTGGAAATTTGCTCGCAGAGCGCGGTGCTGACACGGCCAGAGCTGCGGATGGTGACATGGGTGGGCAGATCGCGCTTCGGTGCAGTCGTGAGGTATATCACCTCCACGACCTCGCCGTACTTGTTGTTCTGCTGATTCGATACCACCACGGCGGGGCGGCCCGGTCGCTGCTCGCTGCCAACGGCAGGGTAGCCGTTGCCTATGTACCAAATGTCTCCTCTGTTGATGTTCATAATGCCTTCTCCTTTCTCAGTTCCTGTAATCATCGTCGGCGTAATCATCAAACACCACCTCATTGTCAGCGGCTATGGTTTCGTTCCAGCCATATACACCGATGAGCTTATCCGTCCCGCCGTTACCGGCAAAGCAGCCGATGCCGCTGAAGACTTCTTCCGCTCGCGCATAGATTTCGTCCTCATCCAGTTCCTCGTCATCGCCAACCTCGATGGCGACTGACACCGTTACCTCGGTGTGACCGAACACTCTCAGTTTCTTCATACTGCCGTCTCCTTTCGTCTGCTCAATATTTCTGCTCTTATGCGCTCACCCTCAGTCTGAGGTTGAGCGAATGGGTCCCACGGCTGTGTCACCAGTCGATACCCAATCGGCGATCGCCTGTCTACCACGTAGAACTGCCGCGCATGGGCGTTCAGCTTGCCGCCCACAAACAGCTTGTCGCCGTACACAAAATACTCTGTCTTTACGAAGTAGCGAACCTTCGTGTTACCGTTCAGCGTAAACGCGACGCTCCCGGTCTTACCTTGACCGCTGCCCCACTGGACCAAGAATCGAGGCCAGTAGTAATCAAACCCGTGCCATGTCCGAGCAAGGTATACACACCGTTCGGCTGGCTCAAAGTCGGAGCATATCACGCCGGTGAACTGATTGCAGTCATAAGTCTTGAACCACGGATGCGCGAACCGGACGGTCACATGGTCTATCCGCTTTTGACATGGCGTGTGTCCCGGCCCTACATGGCCGAAGAACTTACAGCTTCCGCAGTGAAGGCAATCCACCTCTCCGTCATGGTACATCGTGTGTCACTCCTTCCGGTCTCCGGCGATGCCGGCACATACCAGTGCTCATATCAAAATCACAGGGCTGGCGCTGTTCACTGTGCTGGCACTCATCGCAGAGCATGAGTACCTCGCCGCAGTATGGACAGAACGCCTGATAGCCGTCCCGCTCAGTGTCCCAGCCGTGAATCTCAACCTCCCGCTCGCAGTTGGAGCACTGTTCGGTCACAACGTAGGTGCGCGGCTCCGGCCCGCTGTCTGGCTCCTGAAGCAGCCATGCTCTGCACTTCGGCAGAGTATCGAACTCCTCCGTCCAAGCATAGCCGGTGCTGTTATCGATGCCGACGAAGCTCTTGCCAGTGTCCAGATAGAACAGGCCACGCGGCTCGCGGGTGGCGATGATGCCATCGGCCTCTGCTTTCGTAATCATTCGGATTTCCACTCACGGTTCCTCCTTTCCACGCTCACCCGAACACCAAATCGCCGAACAAAGCGAACTGGATAATCATGTCGGCGCACTCAGCGTCTACGTCTGAAGTATCGATGTAGCCGCTCTCAGCGTCGATGGTCACAGATGCCCCACTTTCAATGGCGAGAGCCAGCCCGCGCAGGAACTTGTCCAGCGTCAGCTCCCACTTATCGCTGCTCTCAGCATCATAGAGCATGAGGGAGCCACCGCGCGCAATCTGTTCATGGCCGTACTCGCCAAGCATCTTGCCGACCGGCTTTGCCGCTCTACACCAGCCGGTAATACCGCCTTCCAGCGCCGCGCACATAATGTCGTCGATGTCCCGCGTTGCCACACGCGCTTTCAGTTCCAGCTCCATCTCGAACTCACGAGATTCGTTCTTCATGCCTTGCATACCTCCTCAAAACTCTCCTTGCTGGCAGAGGCCAGCACTTCATTGCCGTACTCAGTGAGCATCTCCTTGAACCAGCGCTCGTTCTTTTCCAGCCACTTCTCGGCCTGCGCCTCGGTGAGCGTAACACCGTTCTGCTCTGCGGCGGCGATCACGTCCTCGGCGCACCAGCGAACAACACCATACCATCCGGTCTGCTCGACGCTGGGCGCGTAGTGCTCCATCATCTGCTTGACCCGAAAGGACGGAATCAGGCGGGAGCCGTTGGTGTAAATCCGTCTGGCGTCCTCGAACTCATAGTCATGCAAGAACTGTTCCCACTTGCTCGGAAAGGTCATCATCTCTCCACTCATGCTGTTCACCTCCTCACCACATATCAGCGTCGCAGGGGATGCTGACAAAATACCGGTCGGTTGCCTCGTCATACCGAACATCCGCTCCGTACCCGCTGTTCTGGATGCTCTTGATGACGTCCTCAGTCGGACGTTCCGCATACTCATTCCAGACACCGTGCTTGTACATCACGGTCTTCGTGTGCCGGATGGCATCGACTGCTGGCTCAAAGGCCAGACTGCAAATCTCTTTCATTCTGTGCCTCCTCTCACCATGTCCGGCGCAGACCCGCCGCCGGCGTACCCGCAATGCCGATGCAACCGAACTCGGAGCAGTCCGGCATATCGTGGTTGTACACGTAGGCGAGCGGCTGCATCTCCTTGATGTCATCGCGATCCTGCGCCCACTCCTCCGTGTAGTCGCTGACGTACAGGTAGCAGTCCATCTTGCCAAAGGTCGTATAGCTGCGGACCACCAGATAGACCAGCGCGTTGTTCTGCTCCTCAAACTCACGGATGCGCTTCAGGTCATCACCCTCTGCCCAGTAGAACGCGCCGAAGGGCGGCTCGCTGATGCTGATATAGCCATCATCCTTGAACTGCTTGATGGTGGGCTTGAAGACCCGGAGAGCCTTCATGCGCTCAATGGCCTCGGCCATCTTTTCTTCTCTCGTGACGTTCATGCTCTTTCCTTTCTCCCCGTTCAGCCGATAGGTCAGCTCTCACAACGCTCAGACGACTTTCTTCACCAAAGCGATTCGCTCATACTCACGGTTGCCCCGACCCAGCACAAGCTCTCTCGGATAGGTGCAACCCCGCTGGATGTCCGGGTACTCATAGCCCTTCAGGAAGAACGCATAGGCTTGGCTGTCAACCGTCCAGTCAACGCCGTAAACCCGCTTCAGGTAGGTATGCGCCAGACGTTCCAGCCGCTGCTCGCTCTCGAAGTCGCAGCACCGACCGCAAATGTCGTAGAGGTGCTTGGCCTCTTTACGCATCGCGGCAAGCAGCTCTGCTTTGGTCGGCAGGGCGAACCGCTTGCGGTCGATGCACTTAACGAAGTCTTCCTTGCTCAGCTCTGTTGCCGTATACATCGGTTCAATGACGCGGTTGTAGTCCTCGAAGGAAACCTCATAGCCGGCCAACGCCTCAAACTCATGCTTCATCATCTTCATCAACCTCCGTGGTCTTATGATTTGTTTTTCACTATCTACATTCTACCACGATAGCGTGGTTTTGTCAATGGTTTTTCCGAATATTTTTCGAGAAAAATCACCGATAGTCGAAACATCACACCAAGAGGTAACACATGAAGTTTGCGAAGTGGTCGAGGCTGTACCAGTTGTCCACCTGTCCGACCTCGATAATCTTGCACCACAGACCGTTCAGGTCTGCATCATACCCCGCCGTGTCCACATCGAGATTGTGATGGAGGCAGTACGCTGTCCAGAGCGCCCGGAGCTGGGCGCGGTAGCGTTCATCCGAGAAGTCGCCCTCAACAACGAACGCTTTCATGTAGCCGAACTCAGCGGTGCGATTGATGGTGGCGAACTGCCGCTCAATGTACTCGGCGGCGTCCAGATGCCCGCCAATCTTCAGCTCTGCAATAATCTTCTCTACAGTCACCACCGCTCACCTCCGTTTCACGTCCGCAACGAAGTCCTTGACCGTGCGGCTCACAGCCCAGTAGAAGTAGGGGAGCATGAGGGCCAGAACCTCGCCGCCCACTGCGAAGTAGCCGCGCTGGGCATAGGCATAGTCAGCGCCGAGGCGGTACAGCCAGATGCCGAGCAGGGTCAGGATGGCGTACTTCACAATCGTGCCGGCGTCCGGGCCTTTCTTCTTCCGGCGGCGTTTCTTGCGCTTGGGCCGAGCCAGATAGGGACAGCCCTGCCCCATGTAGTGCTCAGTCGGCTCCCAGTCGGAAAGTACGATCTCGTGAAGTTCGTCACACCAGCTATCGCCCTCACCGATATATTGGCAATGCGGACACTTATCTGGATTGCAATACACGGTCGCTCACCTCCTCAAAATACTGAAACGCGCAGTCATACATCAGCCGCCCAGTGAGCTGGTCGTAGAATGTTGGACAGTGCCACGTCCGGTCGAACCGATGCTCTCTGCACCACTGCTCAATAACCCGCGTTGACACCGGCGTGACATAGACGTACAGGTCAGATTCGTGGTGGTCCATCTCGGAATACGGATAGCCCGCTTCCAACAGCCGTATCATCAACGGCTTGTCCTCTCGCTCTAACTTCTGCCTAATGCTTTTCGGGATGGGACCGGGACGGTGCCTCGCCGCCCAAGCCCGCTCCCTCTCAGCATTCGTCCGGTTAATGACCCGGAGCAAAGCCGCCGCCAATTCCGGTCTCTGCCCATCCGAACTTAGGTGCTTGTAAATCTCGACCAGCAGGTCGAACTCTTTGGCCTGAAGCGTCATTGCGAAACAACCTCCTCTCTGTAATCTCCGAACATACCGTAGTAGTCATCGCCGAACTCGGACTGGCACAGCATGGAGATGCCGGCGTCACCCATCTCGGCTCTGATGCTTTCCAGCTCCTCCGGGCTGTAGAAGTCCAGCAGAGCAAAATACTCATCGCGGATGTCCTCGGGAATGCTGTCCATGTCTACCTCGCCCTCGTCGAAGTCATCTTCTTCGGCGGGGGCTTTCGCGCTCCCAAGCCCCCGGTAATCCCAATCGTCCCAGTACCGGTAGCCGCCCCAGCCACCGAGACCGCCGCCTCTGCGGTAGAACTTCCGCTCGATGTACTCATACTTCGGGAAGTCCGGCTGCGCGGCGTCGGCCACAATTTCGAGGACCTTCTTCACCGTCGCGTTCAGGTGCTTGCGGTTGATGTACTCGTGCTGCGTGTGCGCGTTGTAGTAGCCAGACGAGAGGTTGACCGCCGCCACGCCCAGCTCCGGCGCGACGTAGGAGATGTCACTGAGCGAACCACACTGCGTCTCAAAGCCCTTGCTGGTGATGTAAGCCTCGAACTCCGGGTTGTCACAGTCGTAGTACACCGCGTCGTTCCGGCCCTTCCGGTCAATCTCGACAAGCAGCTTCAGCTCGTCGAGGCCCTTCGGGGTCTTGCCGGCCTCGTGTCGGGAACAGAACGCTTCGGCCCCGACGCAGCCAATCTCCTCATCGCAGGTGAACAGGAGCCACGGCTTGACCCGCGACTGCTCATAGACGGCGGTCAGCGCATAGACACCGCACCGGTCATCACCGCCGATGCCCTGCGGGGACATCAGAATGTTCCCGTTCCCATTCTTGCAGATATGCTTCACCGGCTCCTTGTGAACCGTGTCGAGGTGAGCCAGCAGCATAACCGGCGCTTCTCCACGGACGATGATGTACTTGTTCTTGCAGATGACCGCGCGGTCACGATACATGGCGCACAGCTTGGAGAACAGCTCCTTCTGGGTGGGTCTCAGGTAATCTTCCAACGGTTTCATACAGCTTCAGCCTCCTGTTCCTCAATGACGGCTCCGCAATTCGGGCAGGTGCCGTCGTCGTTCATCTCAATCAGTTCTTCACAATGCGGGCAACGGTCATAATCCTCCACGCAGTCATCGCAAACCATCAGCTCGCCCTGTGGCGTGTAGACTGTGTTCATATCATCGCAGTGATGCAGGTCATCGCACTTCTCGCAGTAGTAATAGTCCTCTCGGCAATCCTCGCATACCCACACTTCGTTGCCGTTGCGGTACGCCCGATACATATTATCCCGGCGGTGCCACTCGCCGCATTCCTCACACCGTTCGCAGTATTCATCGCGGCAGCTGTCACAGTAGTCCACGCCGTCGATATAGCTCACGCATTCATTCGGCCAGTATTCCTCACACTCATCGCAGTAGGTGTAATACTCATCGCGGCAATTCTCACAGACCGAGATCCAGTTGCCCCGCGAATCTCGGACGTCCCGCATATCGTCCTCATCGAAATAGCCGCCGCACTCGTCACAGCAACAATCCCCGCCATTCTTGCGGTCTTCGCAGTAAAGACCATCGCTGATTGGACATCCACAGACAATGCACAGGCCGCGAGTGCCGATGTCCAACGGGTCCACGGTCTCCTCATCGCAATCAGCGCGGATGCTGATATGGCCGTCGAAGTTCTCATATGTCCAATCCTGATACCCGCCAAAGCCGTCTCCCGCGACAACGAGGTCGGCCTTATCCCCGATGGACGAGTAAGTCTTCCACAGGTTCGGCACATCTTCCAGCATCGAGATTTCGCGCTGCACCAAATCGCGGTAGAGCTTGGAATCCTCAGCAGCTCCGTAGACACCACCGGCGGTGTTGTACATCCGGCTCTGCAACAGCAGTCCGCTGCCGGGCCGGTAGGCGAACACCTGCCGCGTGGTCTTCCGGTTGTTCAGCGTCTCCGGGTCCGTTGGGTCGGCCACTGTGAACACGATGAAACTGGTCTCGTCCCGCGCATATCCGGTGCAGCCGTTGTTGTAGCTGTACTCGGTCGAGTTGAACGAATGGCAGCTCGTGAGGGTCGCGCCCCGGCTGTCGCATTTCGGGTTGCTCATCGTGATGAAGTGCGCCGGATTGATGCTGACGAACAGCTTGAAGCCAATCTGCTTGGCACTCAGCTCATCGGCGAACTGAGCGTAGAGCCTCTGGAACTCGCTGCCAGCAGTCTCGTCCGCTACGCCCAGCGCCACACACAGCGATTTGAACACGCGGCTCGGCTTCTTCGTGGGCGTGTAGGCTTTCGGGGCCAACTTCCTGATGGCCTCGATGTAACTCTCCCTGTCGCGCTCGCTGGCGTCCGGGTTCGAGAAAAAGCAGATCGCTTTCAGAATGTCGTTGTAGTCGTAGTCCAGCGACTTGAACGGCTTCTCCAAAATCTGCATCGCCAACCGGTGAATCCGGTCGTAATCCGGGTCATGCGTCCGCGTCCCGTTGATGACCAGCGCATCCAGCTCCTCATTCCAGACCGGAGACTTGCTGAACAATTTCCGCAAGCCTTGCTTTGCGTAGCTGCTGTCGGCTGCGAGGCGATATATGAACTCGTCCGTTACGTCGTCCAACACGTCTGTCTGGCTGGTATGAGCGCCATAATCCCGCAGCGCCTGACGAATATTCCGCTCGGCTCTGCTGATGACCTCCTGCATTTCCATGATGTTGTCCTCCTTCGTTTTGCTCAAATCCAGCAGACTATTGA